CGGGGCATGGCAGCCAGGGGACCTTGGCCTCACCAATGAGCGCTTCCCACACCTCGCCGTCGTCAACCTGGACTGCACCCTGCCGCACTACTGCCGCGAGCCAGGCGAGGAGTCGCACCTCCACCGGGTCTATTCGCGGCTTGCCCTCTTGCGAAACATGCTGAGCGAGGCGGCGCTGGCGCTCGACTGTGAGGCGCTCTTCTCCGTGGATAGCGACATCCTGCCGCCACCGGAGACGCTTCGCCTGCTCGCGGGCGCGGGAAAGCCGTGGATAAGCGCCGTCGTGCCGAACTCGGTGACGGATAAGAACTGCTGGAACGTCTTCCACCTGCGGGATGTGGAGACGCAGGGCGGTCTGCTTCAGCATTTCCGGGCAATGGGCAATGGGGCGAGGGGTAAGGTGTGGCCGGCGATGCAGGCTTGGGACTATGACCCGCGGGACGAGAACGAGGTGCAGGACCTGGCGACGGGAGCTGTCTGCTTCTACTGGCGAGGACTGCTGGAGGCGGCGCGCTGGAGGGCTGACCTGCGCGGGAGGCAGGAAGACATAGGCTTTGCGGTGGACGCCTACCACGCGGGCTACCGGGCGGCCTATATGCCGATCCGGTGCAGGCATCTGACTGTGGAGGGCCAGGGGTGACCGATCTGCGGGCGGGACAAGTCGCATCGACGAGGCAGTTTACCCTGCTCCGATGCCCCGAGCCCCGTTGTGATCGCCTGTTGCTGAAGGCGCTGACGAAGGGCGACGGCTCGACTTCGTTCGAGACCGTCTGCCCGCGCTGCCGAACGAAAGCACTCTGGACGATGACGGAGGGGCACCGTCCAGTCTATCAGATCGTCGAAAAGAGAGTCTAGCTACCAGCCCAACTTAATAGATGCGTCTGCCCTATAGGCCTAGAGCCTGGGCGGATGAAGCGCCTCTTGCAGGCCAACCGAGAGACCCCTACGCGGTCCAGTGACGACAAACTGGGCCGCATTCTTTTGGCCCGAAAGGGGTGATGCCGAATGACTGACAAGCCGGCCGATGAGGACGAGAAGACCCCGCACGAACTCCGCAACCTGTTCGTGAAGGAAATCTCGCTCGTTGACCGCGCAGCGAATCGACGCAAATTCCTGCTGTTCAAATCTGAATCAGGGCAAGGAGGTAACCCCATGCCCCAAGCGACGTTGACGGAAGCCGAAGTGCTCGAACTCGACACGGCTCTCAATACCCCGACCGAAACCGAGGGGACTGTCCTCGCGGCGATGGAGACGGCGGTAGAGAAAGCCCTCAGTTCGGGCGACAAAAACAAAGTCACCGCGGCCCTGAGGCTGCTCGGCGGCGTTGAGGACTCGGCGGTTAAGGCGCTCGTGAAGGAGCTGTCGGCAGCCGCCAGCGGCTCCGCGCCCGAGAAGGTCGAGTCCGCAAAGAAGGCCGAGCCGAAGCCGGAGGAGCCCGTGGTGAGAAAGGAAGCTCCTGTGCCAAAGGCAGACGAGAAGCCGAAGGAGCCTGAGAAGGTTCCAGAGCTTCCCGAGGAGGTCACGGAACTCGCCAAGCGCGGCGACTACGTAGCGATTACGAAGGCAGCCGGAGAGAACCCCGGCGTCATGGCGCTCGTGGTCGAGTTACTGAAGTCCCGCGATGGTGAGATTCAGGACCTCAAGAAGTTCCAGGTCGAGCAGATCGCCAAGGCCGACGCCGAGGAAGTCGCTCGGATCGTCGATGAGGCGGACCTGCCCGGCGCAGCCCGTGAAGACCAGATCGCATTGGTCAAGGGCATGGACAGTGACGCACGCGAGAAGTTCGCCGCCCTCGCTAAGGGCATCCAGGCGAACCTCAAGGCTGGTGTGAGTGCCGGACAGGTTGGGACTCCGCGACGTGGCGGACCGACCTCGACGGCGTGGGACACCATTCAGAAGCGCGCCAAGGAACTCGTCGCGAAGTCGGCTACGAAGCTCGACCAGAACGATGCGTTCGCTCAGGTGATAGAAGACGATCCCGACCTCGCCCGGCAGTATCGGGCAGAAGTCGCGTGGGAGGGATAGATAATGGCTACTGAACTCCCGAGTGTTCTCCACACGTTCGTTCCCAATCAGGACCTCCGGCTGAACCAGTACCACATCGTACGAATCGTGTGCTGGTCTGACCGCTGGAATGGACCACTTGTCGGCCTCTGCGGTGACGGGCAGAAGATGGCTGGGATTCTCCAGAACGCTCCGAACCTGCCCGGCGCCACTCCTGGCGAGTGGGCCCTGGTGATGCGCGTCGGCAAGTCTAAGTGCGTCATCACCGCGGCAATCACCTGCGGCGCATCGTGGGCGTCTGACGCCAACGGGCACGCCGTACAGTGCGTTGCAAGCGACTGGATCGGTGGGCAAATGCACGAGCCAGGCGCCCTTTCTCCTACGCCGACCGGCGGCGAGTGCGCCACGGTTGACGTTGAGGCGCTAAATCCATGGAGAGCCGACGCTGGCTTCCAGGACGGCTAAAGGAGCATATAGACCATGCCACTACCGACCAAAGCGATGGTGCACATTGATCCGATGCTGACGAACATCGCCAGCAACTGGATCATCGGCAGTTCACTCGGCGGAAAGTATTTCGCCGGTGAGCGGCTCTTCCCCCTCGTCAACCAGAGCGAAATTAGCGCGAATATCTTCCGCTACAACCGCTCCGACCAGTTCCGCGTACACGACGTTCGCCCCCGGGCCCCCGCGTCGGAGTCTGAGGGTGGAGGTTACCGGATGAATGCGCCCGGTCACTACTTCTGCAAGGAGTGGGCGTATCACAAGGACCTCGGATACGAAGAGCCCGCCTATGCGACGAACCCAATCAACATGGAGCGGGACGCGACCAATCACCTGACTCAGTTGCTCATGCTCAAGCGCGACTATCTCATTTCGGCAGCCGCGTTCGGCGTTGGCATCTGGGGCACGGACGTGACGGGCGCAGCCGCCGCGACGAACTACGGTGCGAACATCGTCCGGCGTTGGCAGGACTACGCGACCCCGAGCGCGCCGCAGCAGGACGTGGATTACTACCGCAACTGGATGGAACTCGCCTCCGGTGGGTTCGCTCCGAACAAGTTGGCGGTGGGCTCCAACGTCTGGGATGCGTTGAAGAACCATCCGAGCATCATCGCCCGGTATGTCTTCACGCAGGCTGGCGGCGTTCCCGAGGCTACCCCTCAGATGGTGGCTGACTACCTGGAGTTGGACGAGATCATCGTCCTGAAGACGGTAGCCAACTACGGTGTTGAGGGCGGCCAGTGGGACGGGCGTCGTGTCTTCCCCGCCAATGACGCGCTCCTCTACTTCACCCCTCCGTCGCCGTCTCTGACTGTTCCGTCTGCCGGTTACACCATTGGGTGGACTGGCGCGGGGCACCAGGGAACGTCGGTGGTCGTGAAGCGGTTCCCCCTCGCGAACGACGCGCAGGGTGATCGAATCACCGCGGCATTCCACTTCGATGTCAACATCCTGGAGCCGGTTCTCGGGGTGTACTTCTCCGGGCTGACAGTTGGTGGCCTGGGTCAGGTCGTGATGACTGAGGTGTAGGTCGTGATGTGCTGAGTAACCAAGGCGGGGCGGTTCACACTTAACGGGCCGCCCCGCCGACCAACCGAAAGTGAGGCGATGATGATTCTAGCGAAGGTGACGCGGGACTTCTACGGGGCGAGCGAGGCCAAGCACCGCCTCGGCGAGGTTCTCAAGGTGGACGTGAACGACCATTTGCGTAAGACGGGCTTCCTCTGCGAGGTCGAGCCCGGCGCTCCCCTGGTCCATTGCTCCTGCGGGCGTATGTTCCTCGTGGTCGAGGGTGATGACCCGGAGCAGTTGCTCAACGCCCACATCGCCGAGTTGGGCAAGGGCCATAAGCGGGCCGGGGTCAAGGAGAAGGTTGCAGCGTGAGCACATCATACGGCGGCGACCCTGCGGCCTCCACAACCGACTGGGTGCGCTTCGAGATTCAGGACACGGGCCCGGCCGGTTCCGGGGACTCGTTCGTATTCCAGAACGAGGAGATAGTATCCAAGCTCGCCGACTGCGGGGGGAACAAGTGGCAAGCGGCGGGGCACCTGCTCCTCGTCTGGGCGCGGCAGATCGGGCACAACCCCAACTTCCAGATCGGGCGCTTCTCCGAGGACTGGAACGCGGCCGCGAAGTTCCTGGAGGAGAAGGGCAAGGAACTCCTCGCCTCGTCCGGTGCATCCGGGGGCGCGGGCGCCCACGTGGGCGGCATCAGCGTTTCGGATCGGGCAGCCAAGGTGGGGGATTCCGACCGCACCTCGCCGACGTTCACGCGTGGCTTCGGCGACAACCCGGACGCGGGATGGTGAGGGGCTAATGCCCATTGCCACCGCTATGTTCGATGATATGCGGGCGCCACTTCTGCGCTTCTACGAGGAGGCGGAGGCGCGCCTATCTCAGACCATCGGGCGGGCGGCGACAACCTCGTTCGAGTATCGCCGCACCATGCTGCTTCTCCAGCAGATAGACAGCATCATTCGGGCGCTGGAGGAGAGGCAGACGGGCTGGAGTCGGCGCTATCTGCCACAAGCATACCGGCGCGGCATGGACCTGACGGCGGAGTCGTTTAGGATGCCCGTCCTGCCGGCGATGACGCTCATGGACCGGCGCGGCGTGGAGGTGGCTATCGCCAGGGTCACCGCCGACACCTCGGAGGCCCTGAACAGCATCGCCCCCTTCGTACAACGCGTCTGGATAGATACCCAGCAGGCTATCGTCAAGGAGACGCAGATCGCCCACCTGATAGCCGAGGGGCGCATCGAGGGGCTGGGGCCGCGGGTGATGGGTCGGCGCATACGGGAAGCCCTACAGACGGGGGCGACGGACGGGTTGAGGGGTTACATCGCGGACGACCTACGAACAAGCCTCGAGGCCTGCTCCCGCGGCGAGTATATCGGAATCAACTGCCGCGATGGGGTCTTCCGGCGCTACAACCTCAAGGCGTATTCCGAGATGGTGGCGCAGACGGCTACCCGGCAGGCGGCGAGCGAGGGCGCGATAGCCAGCACTACGGCGGTCGGCGGGGATCTCGTACAGATATCAGTTCACAGCGGGGCCTGCCCTC